TCCTCCAGAAATGCTAGACTTTGATACAATAGGAGTAATGAGGGTACACTAATGGCAAACAAAATAGAATATTCTAAAAGAAAGTTTGATGGTAAGTGGGTACGTTGGGAGTTGATGGATTCTTTTAAGCCCAAGAGTAAGGGTGGTATCGGTTACACAGACTCATGGAATAGGTGGGTGTGGGTAGCCACAGATGTTTCTAAGGACCGTCCTCATGAAAGCACACTCAAGACTAATTAAGTATATACATCAAGGGCCAGCCAATAAGACAGGCTACCAAGCTTATGTATATACTGATGATGGTGATGTAAAGGTGTTGAAAGAATCTGTTGACAAAGATGTAATAGTGGAGTATATTACTCAGTACAATAAGGAGTTAGAATAATGGATATCGAGAAAGAACTACGAAAGAATGTAAGGGATTTACAGGAGCAATTACAACGAGCATACCGTAGGATTAAAAAATTGCAGGAGGACTTGGAATCAGAAAGAAAGAAAGCCTTCTACAATGAAGAGTTTTCTCACAGAGATAAGTCGGGATGGGCCATGATGGAGAGTCCACCTGAGTATCTTTCTGAGGGCCATGAAGAACTGGAATACCCTACGTCAGTATGAACAAGGTTTATCTATTTGATGAGTTAATGAGGGATGATGTATCTCTCTTGGGTAGAGCAAAATTTCTGGAGAAGTATGGCAATGATATGGAAAGGTACTATGATAAGATAGCCGGTCAGAAGATACGAAAGATTTTAGTTGACTCTTTAAAGAGTATAAGGGAAGATAAGTTAAACACAATGAAACGAATAACAGTAAAGGAATGGAGAACAATGGGCAAGGTAAAAGCATGGCTAATGGACATGGAAGAGGATGCTACTCACATGGACAAGGATGCATGGGTACGAAAGCATGGACAGGCTAGGGAATATATCTTTGATAAGGTTCAGGATGAACTGTCAGAGGTACAGGGAGAATTGGATTTAACCAACAGTTAGAGCAGGACAATGGCAAACACAATGATACAGAGAGAACGGCAAAGATTATTCCGTTCAATTCGTAGGCAGTATATGCAAGAGGGTTATGACATGAGGGAATCTAAAAGATTAGCCAAGAGGGAAGTGGATGACATCATGTCCGATAAAGAAAACTTTATAGATAATTATATAAGAGAGACATGGGAAGATGCTGATGAGTAATACCGTGACATGTGTGGAGTGGATTGATTCTTCAGAGTATGATGATGCTGATTGGAAATCAGAGAAGGAAGTAAAGGAACTTACACCAATGAGAATTAAATCGTGTGGGTTTCTTGTTAATGAGGATGATATCTATCTCACGTTGTCTGGCTCCATTAATAATTCTGATAAAGAATGTGAGGCACAGTATGGTGGATTGATTTCTATTCCCAAGTGTGCCATTATAAAACGTCTGTGCTTACCAAGGATATTTACAAATGACTGAGAATGGATGGGTTAGTCTGGAGGATCACTTAGGTACTGATGTGACAGTGGTTAATGCAGCACGAGTATCCTTTGGAAAAAGAATAGATACTATTAATGATTCAGATATAAAGTTAATATCTTATCTTGCCAAGCACAATCATTGGTCACCCTTCTCTCATTGCTATGTTGTGTTTCGTATAAGAGCACCGATCTTTGTGGCTCGTCAGCTAGTTAAGCATCAAGTAGGGTTAGCTTGGAATGAAATAAGTAGAAGATATATTGACAAGCCTCCTGAGTTTTGGTATCCTTTCAAGTGGAGAGAAAAAGCAAAGGATAAGAAACAAGGGTCAACCAATCATGAGGTGCATGGGAACCAATGGATACAAAGTAAATATGAAAAGGCTATTGATCTTTGTGAGAATACATATGATGAGATGATAAAGGCAGGGGTATGTCCTGAACAGGCAAGAGCTGTATTACCACAGTCGGTGTACACTGAGTGGTACTGGAGTGGTAGTCTCTATGCCTTTGCCAGAGTGTGTAACCTTAGGCTGAGTGAAGATGCACAAGAAGAAACCAGATGGGTAGCTGAGTGGATATCACAACACATGAATACTTTATATCCTATCTCATGGCTTCATCTAATGAAACATAAACCAAAGAAGGAAGAAGATATGAGTGAACGTATGAAAGAAATATATGATGGCACATGGCCGGGACCGGGGGTATAATGCAACTAACTAAACAATGGGTAGACAGAGGCCCATGCCCTAAGTGTGGATCAAGTGATGGTAATGTGCAGCATTTAGATGGACACTCATGGTGCTTTGCATGTGAAACTAGATTTGGGAATAATCTTTTATCAATTCCTAAACAAGAGGTAAAGATAGAGGTAAAGCCTATGGCTACAAAGGGTAAGTGGGGTGCTCTTTCTGATCGAAAGATCTCCATAGAAACTGCCAAGAAGTATGATACAAAGATTAAGATTGAAGGCAGCACAGTAACCCATCACCTGTATGGGTACTTTAATGAGGCCGGTACTCAGATAGCTACCAAGATAAGGCAAACAAAAGATAAAAAGATGTGGTCAGAGGGTGATATAAGTGAGGCTGTTCTGTTTGGTCAACACGTATTTGCACCCAAGGGTAAGTACATCACAGTATGTGAGGGTGAAGTGGATGCCATGAGTGCATACGAACTGATGGGATCTAAGTGGCCTTCAGTGTCCATAAAGACAGGAAGTGCTGGTGCATTGAGAGATTGTAAGAAAGCATTCTCTTATCTGGATAGCTTTGATACTGTGGTCTTGTGTTTTGATATGGACAAGGCAGGAAGAAAAGCTACAGAGGAAGTGGCTCAATTGTTTGCCCCTAATAAATGTAAGGTAACAAACCTTGATTACAAGGATGCAAATGAATATCTAAAGATGGGTAAGAGGGAGGCATTCACTCAGGCATGGTGGAATGCTAAACCCCATACCCCTGCTGGTATTATTAACCTGAAGGATATAGGTGGTAGCTTATATGAAGAGGATTATTGTGAGACTTGTCCATACCCTTGGGCTAAGATGAATGAAAAAACTTATGGCATGAGGACAGGAGAGTTAGTTACATTCACCTCTGGGGCTGGCATGGGAAAAAGCAGCATCATTAGAGAGCTAATGCACCATCTATTAAGAAATACACAAGATAATATAGGTGTTCTTGCCTTGGAAGAAAGTGTTAAGAATACAGCATGGAACATCATGAGTGTGGAAGCCTCTGCTAGATTGTATATTAAAGAGGTAAGGGATTCTTATGAACGTAATCAGTTAGAAGAATGGCAGAATAATACTATAGGTTCTGGTAGGTTCTTTGCCTTTGATCACTTTGGTAGTATAAGTAATGATGAGATATTATCTAGGATCAGGTTCATGGCACAAGCCCTTGAGTGTAAGTGGATTGTACTGGATCACTTGAGCATTCTTGTTTCAGGCCAAGAGGAATCATTTGGAGATGAAAGGAAGTCAATAGATATGTTAATGACCAAGTTACGTTCTCTAGTGGAACAAACAGGCATAGGACTATTACTTGTCTCACACCTACGTAGACCCACTGGAGATAAGGGACATGAGGACGGGAAAGAAGTATCGTTATCTCACCTTAGAGGGTCTGCATCTATAGCTCATCTCAGTGATGGGGTGATAGCCTTGGAAAGAAATCAACAGGATGATGATGAAGTGCTGGCAAATACTACGGTAGTACGTATTTTAAAGAACAGATATACAGGAGATACAGGTATAGGTACACATTTATTTTATGATAAGACAACAGGTAGAATGACTGAGATTGAAAACCCATTTGACATAGGAGAAAAGGATGTCGAGTAAATTTGATAAGAATTTATATAATCAATACGATTCTTTAGCTAAAGATGTTATGAGTAATTGGTTACTGTCTAACGGTTACAAGGATATTAATACAGAAGAAACATATGGAGTAGATATCGTATGTAAGAATAAGGATAATGTTGAATGTTATTTTGAGACAGAAATAAAGATAGGTTGGCATGATCATTGGCCTGAATCTTGGAAGGAGATACGTATTCCATACAGGAAACGAAGGCTGATAGATAAATGGACAAAAGAAGGATCTCATGGTAACTTAACTTTTGTTATATTTAATAAGCACTTGGATCAGGCATGGTTTATGGATGGAGCTATGGTTAATAAGTGTGATGTTAAGCCAGTTGATAACAGAAGAAGTGCCAATGAATTATTCTTTCATATCAAAGTACCCGATGCAAAGTTGGTAAAGGTACTACCAAGTCCAGCATTAAAGGAAAATACTAATGATAAAGATGCTAACATCAACACTACGTGTCCTACTTAAATGGCTACCCCTTACCGTCTATATACCGATGTTATCATTCATGGTGACTATAGCAACGGTACTTCTGTTGAAGCACAACGTAGAAACATTGCCTTCCTTCAAGGCATTTGGAATTTGGCTATCTTCTTTAATTACAGCTTACGTTTTTTGTCTGTATAATTTACTGAGGAATACAAATGTTAGTATCAATAACGAATGAAGCTGATAAACACCTGTCAGGTATTGTTAAATCAGAGAATGCAATAGGCATAGAGCTTGGTGTGAAGGGTGGTGGTTGTGCTGGCTTTACCTATCAGTGGGATATATTATTTGACATTCCTGATAAGCATGATATAATGCCACTTAAAGAAGGAAAGTTATATATCAAGAAGGAAGCAGCAATGTTACTGATGGATACAACTATAGACTTTTCCACTGGTATCAATGGTAATTATATTATATTTAAAAACCCTAATGCTACATCTCAATGTGGATGTGGAGAAAGTTTTGGGATATGAAAGAAGAAATGTGGGAACATTGGTGTCCGGTGGAACATACTATATTGTATGTAGGAAATGGAGAGGAGTGTAACTGGTGTGGACAGGATGAAGACTATGAAGAACGTAATCGTGGATATAGAAACAGACGGTCTTGATGCTACCAAGGTACATTGTATTGCAGCCAAGGAAGTAGGTTCTCCAAATGTATGGACTTGGGATCACAAAAATATTAGTGAGTTTAATAATTGGTGTTCAGATGTAGATAAATTTATTATGCATAATGGAATATCATTTGATGCTCCACAATTAAATAAGTTGTTGAATACTAATATTAAGTTAGGACAGATAAAAGATACCATGATTATGTCACAATTATTTAATCCAATGCGAGAGGGAGGTCACAGTCTGTCAGCATGGGGAAGCACAGTAAAGTTCCCTAAGATGGAGTGTGAGGATTACTCTGAGTATTCAGAAGATATGCTGGAATATTGTAAGAATGATGTACTCTTGACTGAGAAAGTATATAACAGTTTAAACGATGAGGGAAAAGATTTCTCTGAGGAATCTATTGCCTTGGAGCATAAGATACGAGCTATCATAGATAAGCAAGAGAAGAATGGGTTTGCTTTGGATATACGTAAAACTATAGGACTATTGTCCAGACTATCCGATGAGGCCCATACGTTAATTGAGTGGTCATTGAAAGAATTTCCACCTACGATTGTAAAGTTAAAGACTAAGGAAAAGGAAATAGATTTCAATATAGGTTCTCGTAAACAAATAGCTGACCGGCTGATAGAAAGAGGATGGAAGCCTAAACTTTTTACAGACAAAGAAAATATAATTGTCAATGAAAATGTTCTTAATGATATTGATATGGATGAAGCAAGAAAGTTTGCAAGATTCTTTCTATTACAGAAACGTATAGCCCAAGTACAATCATGGATTGATGCTTACAACGATGATACTGGTAGAGTTCATGGTAAGGTATTAACCTTACGTACTATCACTGGACGTATGGCTCACAACTCTCCTAACATGGCCCAGATTCCAGCAGTACGTAGTCCCTTTGGTAAAGAATGTAGAGATTGTTGGACTGTAACCAATCCACATACACATTCACTGGTAGGAACAGATGCTTCTGGTTTAGAGTTAAGAGTGCTTGCTCACTTAATGGATGATAAAAAGTACATTGATGAAATTTTAAATGGTGATGTACATACAGCTAATATGAAGATGGCTGGACTAACAGATAGGGATCAGGCAAAGACATTTATATATGCCTTCATGTATGGAGCTGGCCCTGCCAAGATAGGTAAGATTGTAGGAGGTAACAGAGAACATGGACAAAAATTGATGAACAGGTTTCTATCTAATATGCCAGACTTAAAACGTGTTCGTAATAAGGTGGAAGAGGCAGCAGAACAGGGCAAGATAAAAGGGATTGATGGTAGACATCTGCACATACGACATGCTCATGCTGCACTTAACACTTCAATTCAAGGAGCCGGGGCAAGTATATGTAAGGATTGGCTTATTAATATGACTACTCGTGTAAATAGATCAGGACTTGATGCCAAGTTAGTAGCATCAGTGCATGATGAATACCAATTTGAAGTAGATAAGAAAGATGTGGCAAAGTTTGGAGAGATAACTAAGGAAGCTATTAAGGATACAGAAAAAGGTTTGAATCTAAACTGTCCTTTGGATAATACATGGAAGGAAGGAACAACATGGGCTGATACACATTAAAAAGTTCTTGACTTTTATTTAAAAGTTCTTTATAATATACTTTCAATTTAACAAAAGGAGTAAAAATAATATGAGTATAATTTCAGGTACGGCTTATTGGGCCAAGGTTGTAGCCCCCAACACTACCTTTGATAGTGATGGGACTTGGAGTATTGATGTGTGTAATCTGGATAAGAAAAATCTGGATATTGCTAAAGCTGATGGGTTATCCATTAAGAATAAGGAAGATGATCGTGGAGATTTCGTTTCTCTTAAACGGCATGTTCGTAATCAGAAGACGGGTGAGAAGAATCGTCCACCTACTCTACTTGATTCACAGAAACGTGCTATGATGGATACCCTGATTGGTAATGGTTCTACAGTTAAAGTTAAGTATGGGCCTTATAATTGGGAGTTTGGTGGACGTAAGGGTGTTACAGGCAGACTAGATGCTGTACAGGTTATTGACCTTGTTCGTTATTCATCTGATAGTAGTGAAGAAGACTTTGAAATAGTGAATAATGGATTCTCTGTGGAAGATTCCGACGAGGATATTTCTTTAGCATCTTAATGAAAGGAGGAATGGGGGTGGTGTAATGCCATCCCCTATTTCTATGGCAAAAATAGAAACATTAGTACAGGATATATATAAACTTTTAGGGCCAGAAGATTCCCACTTGAATGAAGATCTAGTAAGTAGTCAGGTCGGGATCTTTACCCAACATGTAGGACGACATGTTAAAGATTTCTTGAAAGAGAAACCTACCTATCGTAAGGGATTAAGGTTATCTGGTATTGGTAGACCAGCAAGACAACTCTGGTATGATGCTCAATGTGAAGATCAACCTATACCTTTAGATGC